CTAAATCACTAGCTGGATCAATTCTCACAAAGCCTGTGTTAGCAAAGTCGCGAACATCCGCCCAGTTACCCCCCTTTACAAAATCTTGCACGTACGGCAAATAGTCTTCCTTTGGAGCGGCGTTCTGTTTGCCTTTGATCTGCGTGATTGTGTAATCGCCTTCAGGTTTCTTCTGCGCCATCAACTGCGCCTTCAACTCTTGGTATCGCTTATCAGCAAACTTGTCCCTTTCAGCAAAAGTTTGAAAGTTTTGTGCATCAGCTTCTAAACCCGCTTGTCTCTCAAGCGGTTGCAGTTCATCGTAGTTTGATCGAAGGCTTGGCGCTTTGGTTTCAATGGTCACATGTGGCTGACCCTTTGAGTCAACCAAAGAGTAAACCTTGGCTCTACCGCTCTTGATGCCTTCCCAGCCACCGTGACCGTAGCCAAGATGCCCACTGTCGCCAGAGCCCTCCATCCAATCAGGATGCCCTTTAGGTGGCTCGTACCCACGGACTGAGTGGCCCATAGCCTCTGACTCAGACGCAAACGATCCGGGCTTGTTCAGCTCAACCCACTTAAAACCTTCTGGATATTCTTTGTGCACAGGTAATTCAGCACGCGACGAGGCACGAGCATCATTCATCTTCTTAGCAAGCTCTTGGTCATACTCATAGGTTCGGCGTACTGCCTGCTCCATACTGACCTTGTTCAACTGCTCAGGGCGAATGCGACCAGATGTCACGTCTTCACGAAGGACATCGACAATGTGGTCGAAGCCAAGTCCTGCGATTTCTTGTGAATAAGAAGCGGGGCTGTTAAGACCATAGATTCGCTCATCTAATGGTAACTTCTCAACATAAGGGTTCCTGTCAATGAAGCCGGGTGATTTAATCTCTGCAACCGTTGGGGCATTGATAGCCACATCTGAAGCGTCTTCCCACGCCTTAGCGGCTTCTGATTGACCAAGCTGTTCACCACCGTAGCGTTTACGGTGCTCAGGTGCTCTATAACGGTTAACGCCAACTTCACTGGACGGGATGTGAACAATGCCCTCCTCTGCCAGCTTACGCACTGGATCTTCAGGCGTTGCCATCTGCTTCTTAACGTAGTTAGTCAGGTTGCGATCAACCCAGTTGTTAAGGGCTACATCCTTCTCAATCAATGCTAAGCTCTCAATCACATGATTTCGAGATCCCTCTTGCAATCCCTCAATCACTTCAGGCGTATATCTCTCCCGCATCTCACCGAGAATTAAGGCTGGATCATTTCCAGCAATAGTGTTACGTTTAAATTGAGCCATTGACTCTGGCAAGCTTGTGCCAAACCAGTTGCCGTTAGGCGGTTTAATCACGTTGGACTGCGTATTGGCACCCATACCCAAGACCATCTCACGAGGTAAGCCACCGCGCTCTAAGGCGCCCTTGACGACTGGCTCCATACTGCGCTCAAGCGCCATACCAGCCTTCACTGCGCCCTTACCCGCGGCTCTTGCGGCTTGGGCTGTGGCGGGGCCTGTCAGGAACTGCAACGCCACTGCTTCGGGTAGCACTGGAGGGATCTTGTATTCGGTCTCGAGCTTCTCAAGGAAGTCGCCCACGTCCTGTGCGTACTCGTAAGCCAAGGGTTGCTCAGGCTTGTAGATGCGGTCTTGAATGAACTTGTCAGCCGCCTCGTCGCCGTGCACCATGCGGGTGGGCATCGAGTTGATGGACTGAGTCAGGGCTGAGCCCATGAAGCGAACGGCTTCCAAAGCGCCAGCCACCTTCTCAAGTGGTGAGCGGTCGGCTTCTGCCTGTTGTCTGAGGCCAGCCTCACGCTCGGCAATGCGACGGCTCATGTCAAGGTTTGACTTTGTGGGGACGCTTAGGTCAGCAGGGACGGACAACTCCATCGCACGGGGGTCGTCAATGAAGGGGGCAGGCTGAGCCGATCTGAAGTTCTTGGCAATGGTTCTGCCTACTCGTGGGTAGAACGCTGGTTTGTTTTCGTCAGCCATGGCTTATCCCGCTGAGTTGCTGTTGCCCCAATGATACCTTGGGTGTTGCGTCAAGTCCATCATGCTGAGTACGGGTTCTCGATCTTACGGCGTCCACTGTCAATGTAGTCGTCCATGTCGTAGTCGTCCCTTGGGGCGCCATCAATATCCAGCCACCCAGCATCACGCAGGAACCGCAAGCCTTGGGTGCAGGCGTCCACGAAGTCGTCGTGCGTCGAGTCAGGGAAGCTACAGATCTGGGACACGAAGCCCTCAGCCCAGTCCTTGACGTAGCCCTTCCTGACACTGCTCTCAGGGATCCATACACGCCCAGCGGCGATGATGTTGGACACGATGTTCAGGCGTTGGAGCTTGTCCGCACGCCCCGGGTTATACGCCCTGACAGGCATATGCGCACGTTGCAGGTCTTGGATCAGGCTTATGCCAGCGGACTTGTCCTCCACGAGAATCAGGTCAACGCGCTTCTTGTCCTTCCCCTCACCGTACACCACGTCGTACTCCTCGATCACCTTGGGACGCAGGTCTGGGTACTGGAGCCTGTCCTGCCAACAGTCGATCACCATGGCTGACATTGGGCCATCGAGGGGCTTAAACACACCGAACGTAATAGCCGCGGTTGGATCGTTGACAGTCTTCTCTGACGTTGCGCAGTCATAGCTCTGCACGATGTACTCGAACTTAGGGAACGGCTTGTTGGGTGCCCACAGCTTGAACATCTCGCGCTTGACGATCCCTGACTCTTCTGGGTCGATCAGCTCAGCGTGGATCTCCTGCCTGCCGATCTTAGTACCTTCGTATGACAAGATCTGCTTTTGGAAGCTAGGAGCGAGGTTAGCTAGGTTGACGTAGGTAGATGCCGTCGTCATGGCTACGTCGTCGCCTTCCCTACCTACAAGCTCTACGATCAGGTCTTTGGGTCGTGGTGTAGTCGTGGCAATGATTTGGGTTCTGCCATCAGCCTTCTTCAAGCGAACGGCGAACTGTATGTTGTACCAAGCTTCGTCAAGGTAGTCCCATGCCGCCAGCTCGTCTAGCCATGCACCATGGTACTGACCACCACGGAAACGATCAGGTTCTGACGCTGAGATGCCTTTGATCAGGCTCCCGTTGATTAGGACGATCTCATGTAAGGCTTTGTTGTAGTCTTTGATCAGGATGTCAGGGATCACAGCCATGAGTCCTGACTCGCCCTCAAAGCACGTACCGCGGACGTCCATCGATGTGGGGGCGGATACCAGCCATCGAGTGTTAGGGTTCTCCCACGCCCACCACCAGAGCTGTTCTGCCGCGGTGCGGGTCTTGCCTGCTCCTCGACCAGCCAGCATGAGCCAAATAGACCACCATGTACCTTGGGGTAGCTTTTGATGATTGAACGCCCCTGAGAGCCATTTAGCCCTGCTGGCGTATGCCATCGCGTGGTAGGGGCCTAAGCTCTTCCTGATGTTCGGATCAGCAAGGATGTCCAGCACGTCTTGGTCAACGACCTCGCTCATTCAGCAATCCTGATCAGCTCAAGGCGCTTGATAGCCACGTCCATGACGCTCTTGATCTCGCCGTCAACGATCATGGAGTCGACCTTCTCCTCTGGTTGCCTGTACTCAGCGTACTTCTTGGGCGCCATGCGAGCGGCTGTCCACTTGCGGGTGTCGATCCTAAGCTTCATCCATGCCACGTAGGAGGAGTCAAACTTGACCTCGACCAGCTCTCCGTTCTTGTCTGTGATGTGGCTCAGCTCGGGCGGCTGATCAACAATGTCAATCAATTCATCAAACTGCGTCTCAGCCTGAATCTCACGTGCGCGGGTGTATTGGTGCAAGAAGTCAGGCTTGGTGGTCAACCAATACATCACGCTTCTAAGGCTCGGCATATCCTCATCCAAGCATATCCTGCGTAGGCTCTCACCTAATCCTAACCTTGTGCATATATCGTTAGCTAACTCATCTGAGTAGAGTGAAGGTCTACCCATTGTTGTCACTTTTCTTGTTTGCGGCTTACCTGTCACATCGGCGACTGTGTCGCTGGAAAGATCTTTTGGTTTCTTTGCCATCACTGGACTCCTTTAACGCAAAGTTTAACGGATCTTTTCGTTTATGTGCAAGGTCAGTCTCTCAATCCCCTCATGATCCTTCTATCCATGTCTTTGATGGTTAGCTTGAATTCTTTGTTTTGTTTTTCAAGGTTTGCGGCTTTTACTGTAACGTGTTTCAGCTTGGACTCTAGCTCCTGCACTCTAGTCTGTAGCTCTGTAATAGCTTTGTTTGCCAGCTCAGGGTTCTCACAGATCCAATCAGCTTCCCAGATCTGCTCAGTCATTTGTGGTTCTCCATGATGTTCTCTAGCACTGACATTGCATACTGTTGTTGGAAGTCACCCTCGTACTTCTTGACACCGAAGTGGGTGCAGGTATGGCGGATGTCCAAATAGCTTTGCAGTCCAGCTTCCTTGAGCTTCTTACCAATCTGGATGTCCTCAGAGATCATTCCGCCGTTGATGATCTGCACGTCACAGATGAGCCTTCTGTCTTTTCCGTCGTTATATGGTTCTGATGCGTCATACAAGGCTTTCATGGCTTTCCTGCTTAGGCGCAAAAATCCTGTGGCAAGGAACTCTACCTCCAACAGCTTTAGCTCTTGGTTCCATCGGTGCTGTTTAGGATCTTCTGGGCGATGTGTGTACCGCTCGTCGTCTGTCTTCATCCTTGCGGTGATCCCTACCACGTCTACAGGGTGGTCAATCACATCAAAGAACGCCTGCGCATCAAACCCTTGATCCACGTCTAAGAACACAATGTCGTCTACCCCATTGTCGTAGGCGTCGCAGAACAGGTTGTTTCGGGCTTTTTGTAGCAGAGCTTCACCCATCCAGTATTGCAGGCTTAGGTGCAGGTCAGGACGCTCCGCCGCCGCTCTTTGGAAGATGGTCACCAATGCAATGGCGTGGTCACATACGATTTTGCCGTCATAAGACGGGCTGACAATTGCTACTCTTCTAGCCATGGTTGGTTTACCTTCAGTTTGATTGTCTTTAAGCAATGACAATATGGGTTTTAAATGCAAATACATTTTTGCGTTGTCTCTAAACTCACCAGCAAAGTGCACAACAAATGATGCATCTATCGGGTAAGGGCTTTGAATGATTTTCCAATCAATTTTTTTTAAAGCTGTCCCATACTTTGGTACTAACTGTTTTGTAAATGTGCCTTGTTCAAACGCATCCCCACCCCATCTGTCATGACAATAACGCCATTGCTTACCGTCTTTAATAAAATAATCTCTGTTGTAAAAAGTAATCCAATCTTCAATGATGTGTTTTGCTTCTTTTTTTACAAAAAAAATGCCTGCATTAAAGAATTCAGGCCAAATACCATGGTCGCTGGAATAAATAACAAGCTCATCAGCTTCAAAAAAACTTTCAATTGTTCTATTAAAGTCATGAACAACGGCATCAGAATCAAGCCATAAGACAATATCAAACCCATTTTTAATGGCGTCGAGAATTGCAAAGACTTTCCCCCACCACGGCACCATGTCTGAATCTATATCTTGACAAAAGATATGCGTATAGCCATGTTTTTTTGCATATTCAGCGTTTATCTGTATCAATTCATATTGTGCGCCTAGTTCTTCATTGCTTCTATTGTCGTATTGAATTATTGCTACTTTCATCGCTTAAGTTCCCGCACGTATGCCGCAAAGCTTGCCAAAGTGTCTTTCTCAAAGGCTTTCATCTTCTCAAATTCCTTTGCCACCTCTTCGAGCGTGTTGTTCCTAATCTTGTTTGTGATGGGATCGAGCTGGCGTTCAATCATCTGCCTTTTGCGCCAGCCTAGCGCCTTTTCCCAGATATTCAGTTCTGCTTCGCTCATGTGTTCTTCTCCTTGAGTTGAATTGTTGAATGAGTTACTAACCCAGCCCTTGCCGCTTGGACATTTAACATTTTTAACGTGACTTCACACAACCTCTCGTAAAAATGAGGCTGGTAATGTTTTAAATTGGGTCCTTTTTCAACAATGATGACCATACATTTATCAATTGCAATTTGTAGTTGTTGGCTGTTCATGTGTTCTTCTCCTTGAGTTTGGCTTCAACAGTCTGCACTACTGCTTTAAGTAATTCGCTATATCTGTCTGAACCAATAATCTTTTTAACTTCTTCATCCGTCAGCCCTACCCATGTGCGCGGCGGCTCCCATCCAAGCTGAGTTGCTATGCGCCTTGCAACCGACTTATCAATGACTGGCGGTTGCTTTTGAGGGGCGGAGTAAAGGGGTTGACGACCGATGCCTGACAATCGGTAAGCAGTTCCACAATTAAGGTTTTCAAGGTGTTGCCAAAACTCTGGGTAAACCCACGCCACAGGCTCGCCCTTCGCGCCACAGTTGCACTCGACCGCTGGATACGCTGGCTCGCTATGCACAGCACAATCGCTTGCGTGAGGCGCGACCTTGCAGGCAGGGCACTGGCAACCATCCTTCGCTTCTAGTGCGGCTTTAATGGCGGTGATGGCATCCATGCCCTTCAATTGCGCTTGTCGTGCGGGAGTCCATTCATCAAGTAGGACAGTCAACGCCTCCAATGCAAGGCGTAATGCTTCGTCTTTAGTCATTGCCTTTGCTCCCGCCTGCTCTGAGCCTCGTTAAGCTCCTCGATCTGGTCGTCGTCCAAGGGTGTAGCGTCGTCCATGATGGTTCCGTCTTCTGCCATGCGGTGTAGCTCAGCAATCATCTCTGCCAGCTCGTCAGGCGTACCGTCAAAACCATCAAAGCATCCCTCTTGGAATACCAACTTCAGCTTTGGTTCAGTCATCTTCTCTCCCATCTGGTCTTGGACAATCTGTTGGTGGGATGCAGGCACACCAGACGGCTTTGTATTGCCCTCTTGGTGCGACCTCCCACCTGTCAATGTACACGTCTGGCATGTTCTTCAGAACCTTTCTGACATTGGTTCTTGGTCGGTTTAGCAAGTCAGCCAATTCCTCCAAGGTCATGCCATCAGGTATTCCGCGGAGCGCAACACGTACGCTCTTGATCACAGCCATGCTCATAAAGCCCCTTTATCGGGCTTTTGAGCCGTTTTCTGGTCGCGTTGAGGGTCAAGGTGCTTGAGGAGCTGTTCGAGGTTTATAGGGGCTATTTTCTCAAGTCGCTCAATTTCGGTCAAAACGCAATCCACACCCGCGTTGAATCCTTTGATGTAGTCACTCATGATGGTCTCGCTCATTTTGTTGTGCCTTAGCTCTCATTTTGAGGGTTTCTTTGAGGCAAGCCTGCGCCTCTTCGGCGGTCAGGATGCCCCTGCTTTGGAGCTGGGCAATGCCAGCCTTGAGGTGTGACACAGCGCAGTTCTGTGGCTTGTCCCAGATCCTTTGCATGTTATTCAGGAGCTGGTCTTCGGTCATGGAGAGCCATGGCTTGTTGGCTGGAACCACACGGCTCCATGTTGTGGTGTCGTACATCAAGCCACCTCTTGAGCAAGCACAAGTTTTAGGTTGACCAGCAGTTGCTCAGCTTCTGCACGGGTCAAGATGACGTGCATACTGGCACGGCGACCTTGCAGGGAAAGCCAAATGCTTTCGTCGTACTGGTCAACGCCCACACGGGCGCCGTCCTTTGTTTGAATTGATGTTTCGATTTCGTTGCTCATGCTTTTACCTTTTTGTTAAAAGATTCAATTTGATCGCGTGTGTCGTCTATTGCCAAACGAATGTTTTGCAAACGATCCCAGTCGCCCTCTTCAAAACAGATTTTGTCTTCGACCAACAGCATCATGAGATGCTCTTCCAATTTGAATAAAGTAGTCATGGTCGGCTCCTTACTTAGCTGGTGACACGCGAATGTCAGCACGACCTTCTTTGCGGAAGGTAGCCAAAACGTCGTCGGTGATGCCGTAGGACACGCAAAGCTTTTTGTAGTCAACGGTGCCAGAGACTTGAACCAACTGCACAGTCACGCTGTGAAGCTCGCCCTTGTGCTCGCCTTCGCCGTACTTGTTGGCGATGGCTTCTTTCATTGCCTTGACTTGCTCAGCCAATGCTTTGGCTTGTTGGTCGAGCACGTAGAGTGCGTCGATGTCAGAAGTGATTGTGGAGATCAGAGCTTCTGTTTGGATCAATGTTGCTGTAGTCATGATGTTTGTCTTTCAGGTAACCTGCTTATTGCAGTGATTGGGATCTTAACACGAAGTTAAAGCGGGTAAGCAATCTTTTTTAAAAAGAATTTGTAGGTGCTTACCCTAACCCTTCAACAAAAGCTCCATCACCCGTTTCACGGTGACGTTTAGGGCATCGATCTCCTCCATCTTGGCTATAGCCCACGCCCTACGCTCGCCGTGCCAACCCATCTTGCTTCCCTGATGGCAGGACTTGCACAGAGCTATGACGGTGTACTGGCGGTGTTGTTTGACGTGGTGGGCGTCGCTCGGTGGGGGTGCATCACACACGGAGCACGGGAGCTCTTTGACAAGCCCCACGTACGCCTTTTCTTTCGCCGTGAGGGTGTTGTTCACAGGGTAGCCTTCTCGACGTGGCGGTTGGAAGCCTCCATAGAGCGCCATACGGCGATTCTTTCCTGCGCGGCTATCAGTAGCCACCGAAGGCGTTCGCGCTCCTGTACGGCCTGTTTAAGCGCTTCTAGGTGGGCTTTGTAGCGTGGGGAGGCGTAGGCTTCGCGTTCCTGCATGGCGGCGGTCTTGTACTCACCGTTGCCGTACACCTCAGCGTTTTTCATTTCCTCGGCTTTGATGGTCTTGCGTAGCTCCTCCATGTACACCTTTGTTGCCTCTGCCTCGGCGTACTTGGCTGAGTGCGAAATCATGAAATCAATTGCATCGTTCGGGTCAATCATCTTCTCGCTCATGTCAGCTCCTCAATTTTAACGATAAGTTTGCCGGGCTTCTTGCCCTCGACCCTGTAAATCATGATTGGCTGGAAAAGCTGGTCATTCAGAAACAATGCGTCAGCCAGTCCATCAAGGGCTCCTTTAGCCGCGGCTAGGCAGTTGTCTGCATCACGCTTTCGCTTGTCTGGCATGTCAAAGGTGATGGTCAGCTTAATCTGTCCACCATGGTGCTTCCACCCCTTGATCTGGTGCTTTGCCAGCCACGTGCTTGCCTCTCGGTAGTCGGATCGGATCTTGTACAGCTTTCCCCAATGAGTCCCCTTGGCTCGGTTCGGGAACAGCTCCGCTGGCGGGAAGTCCAGCTCTACGCGCAGTACGCTCGTTTTGCATTCGTTGGACAAGGTCGTCACAGGCTGGTTGCCCTCTTCGTTTTGCGATGTCATTCTTTACTCCTTGCCACCATGATTGCGCGTTGGCGGAGCCTCGCTCGATAGCCTTCTTCTCGTACCTGCTCATCCACTCCCGAGCTTCGCACTGGCGCATGTGCTCCAAGGTCTCCTGTGAGATTGAGGCATTCGAGGGTGCAAGTCTCGGTGTAGGCATCACCAAACCCACCGCGGATTTGGTCGAGGATTTTTTGGGCTTCATGCTTGGTCACTCCTGTCCCCTAGCTCGGATGGCATCAGCGCAGTTGTTTGAAAAATTCATTGGATTGCTACTTTCTTTTGAATATGCATCACACACCTTTGCACACGCCTCACGCTCGGCATAAGCAACAAGGGCGGCAAACCTTGTCATTGATTCAAGATTGCACCGCCAGTGTTCATACAACAAACTGTCCTCAACGCCCGATGCTTCAGCCATGCGCATGATTTCTTCTTTGGTCATACTTTCCTCTTTGCCAAGCCTGCACGGATAGCCAGCTCATTACGCAGGCGGTACTCGTACTTTGTTTTGCGAATCTTCTCGTGCTCTGTGGGCTGTAGCTCAGGGTAGTCGTCGAATAGGGCGGCAAACTCTTGCCACTTTGGTGGGTAGCCTCCAGTGTTGGCGCCCCAAGAGATCATGTCAATCTTCATGACCTCGTCAATCGCAACTCGTACGTGCTCAGCATCTCGAAGGGCTTCTGTGACGCGAGGCCACTCCTCCGAGGGGGCTTGATTGTGGTAAGCACAAACCCACCTACCGCCCGTTGAAATACCACCAGCCATGGGGCAACCGTTGGCAAAACATTCGTGCCCTTGTTCTTTCTCTTCGAATTTCATTTGTACCCCAATGCGTGTGAGATTTTTGTCTGCAACTCAAGCGGCTTGGTCTTGCTTGGGTTACCCCCCTCGATCAACCTTGGCGTCGGCGCTTGCATCCCTGCACGACGATACGTCTCGTCGGGTGACCTGTCACCCATCAAAGCTGGTACGACCTCGCCACGACCGTCGTGGGCTTTGTACAGCTCACAGAAACGGTGCTGGAGGTAGCTCAGATCTTTGGTTTCTGTTCGGCACAGCTTCGCCCACCCACCCATATCACGAATAGCGGCATGGGTTGCGTTGTCTCCAAAGTCCACGTCCGTGTAGGCGCCAATACTGCCCATAGCCTCATGAATCCTGCCCCACTCACGCAAAGACCTGTCGGACTTTGTGCCGCCAAGAATACGAATGATGTCGGCAACCTTGGGGGCAAACTGTCCTTTGTCTGGATCGGTAGCGTGGTCGCTCAGGGCTTGAGACACCTGCTCAAAGTCGTAGGTGTGGCAACCATGCCACCAGACGTTCAGAGAAAACTCGCTGACATCCTGCTTCCAGTAACCCAAGGCATCGGCGATGAGTTGGTAAAAATCTGTTTTCTGATTCGCGTTCATGCCAAACCTTCTTTCTTTAACAACCGTTGGACAACTGCTCTGTTGGATGCCTCCAAGGCTTCCTGCTTGTTCAGCTTGGGCTTGATCCCGTCAGGGGGCAAAACCTTAGCCAACCACTCAAGCGGCTGGAGGGGCTTAGCCTTGATGCAATCACGTAGCGTGTTGACCAAGGTCTCGTCGCCATGAACCTTGCGTAGTCCGCCAAGGAAGGTTCTAGCCTGCTTCTCTGCTGTACCAGCGTTGGTCAACAAAGGAAGACCATAACCAAAAATAATCTCATCGGGAGATAGTGGCGTCTTGACGCCCGTATCTTTAGATACGGAACTTGGTTGTTGGTTCTTAGTTATTGGTTCTTGGTTATTGGTTGGTTGAACGTCCGTTGAACGCTTGTTTAACGTCTGTTCAACAGATGATGAACGGTTGTTCTTCCGACGTTCAACAGATGCTTTACCAGCGCGTGACGCTTGTTCAATTTTTGAGTGAAAGTGAGAAATTTCAGAGTCTGCCCGTGTGTGAATCCAACCTTCGTCGCCATCTTCGGTGCGTTGGAAAAATCTGTCTAAAACGAATGCAACCTCTTCCTCGTGCTCTCTCATGCCAATTTGGCGAGCAACGGACGTTGCACTACCTTTGAACGGGCGTTCATGAAGGTAGTACTCGTCAAGAAGTCTTCGATAGGCCAAGTCTTCGAGCAAAGACAAGCCTTTGGTGTGACTGCTGTAGTCACCAATATTGAATTGATAGTAGTGCATTGCACCTCTCCACAAAACTCCCAAAAAGAAACTGCGGCAGGCGGGGAGTGCGCTTTTCGGTCGGGGGATCAATCCCAACCTAGCCGTGTTTCAAACCATCTTACACGAAGAATAAATCTGGACGCAAGTCTTTTCTTGTGACCAAACCTTGTGTTGCTTTTTCAATCTTAACCGCTAACGCGGCAGACGCGGTTCTGCGCTCGTGGATCAACAGAGACATCCACGTCAGGCTGATGCCCAGATAGTCTGCCATCTCACCTCTAGCGCCCAACGGCTCCGTCGAAAAATACTCTTGCAATTTCATCGTGTTCTCAATTAGTTGTTGGTGGCTCACATAAAGCAGTGGGTGTTATCAACAACGAAGTGTTGGTAACGGCGCTAACCCGTTATCCCACCAACGGGTTAGAGTATACATTAACTTTGAATTAAAAGAAACCCTAGAGTTTAGTCAACTTTGTATTGTGCGTTTTTAATTCGGTGTTAAGATTCGTGCACGCCGATACGGCGGTTATGGAGAATCAAATGGAAAAACAACTTCCCTACACGACCAAGTCTGGTCTTCAAATTGGGTGCAACTACACCCCTCCCCAACGCAACCACATGAGTGCTGATGCAGAGCTTCTGCAAATGGCGCTTCTCAATATTGAGCCTGAGTTCTCTCAGCGCCGTATTGCTGGTTGGGTTGCCTATGTCCTCTTTCTCATTGCGCTGTACACCGCATTGATTGTGTGGGAGCTGTGATGAACAGAGAAGACATTATTCGCATGGCACGAGAGGCGGGATTGGTTGGCAAGCCAATCTTTACAGAAGGTTTAGAACATTTTGCCAATCTTGTCGCTTCTTCTGAACGTAGTGCATGCATTGATTTACTGATGGGTTTGCATGAAGCCCAAAGCAACAACGGCGCCCATAACTATTACCACTTTGCTTCAAATGCAATTAAAGAGCTAAGAGGTAAAGCCATCACCATCAAATCTAAACAATTTAAGTGCACTGGCTGTCAAGGCAAATGGCATAACTCAGAAGATGCCAAACATCATTCATGTAAGGATTACCAATGACTAAAACAGAATTATTAGACCACTTTGCAATTGAAGCGATGAAGGCTATTCAACATCAAGAGAGTATGGTCAGTGTGTATAACGTCGCAATACGTGCCTATGGAATTGCAGAAAAAATGTTGGAGTGTAGGCAAACGGTTTTAGAAAATTGGGCATTGAAGGATGCAATTGCAGAAGATGGCATTGAAAAACTTGAATTGACTGTTCGGTCTGAGCATTGTTTAAAAGCTGAAGGCATTTACACCATAACGCAACTGCTCACATACTCTGATATTGGTTTACTTAGGGTACCCAATTTGGGACGAAAAAGCCTCAAAGAAATTATGGAGCAATTAGATGCCCGTGGTTTGAAATTAAGGGGACAAGCATGAACGACGAAGAATTCCGCATCATGCGCACCAACGTGATCTTGTTTGCCATTGGCGCTGTGATCTTAGCCCTTGATTTGTTTGTGTGGAGGCCATAATGCAACCACATGATTACTTGCGCAAAGCCGCGCCATCTATTCTTGGTTCATACAAAAGAATTTGTGACACCGAAGAGTATGAAAATTTTGTCAAAACAATCTTTCACACGGCTTTTAACGCAGTTAAGTTTGTTATGCCAGAAAACGGTAAGATTTTTGACACCGAGCTTGCCGCTCTGCCTGAGATCATTAAGCTTCCGTACGAGTCAATCGTCATTGAATACGAATGCACAAACAAGGGCGGTCTTTCAGAAAAATATTTTGGCGCCACCAAAGTCTCGCCAGCAAGAAAAAGGATTGTTATTGCATCGCAACGTGAAGATGTAATTACGGTTGCTTCAATGGTTTGCTTTAATGTAAATTTAATTGAACGCTGGCAAATTCAACCGTATTTAGCTTGTGTTTTAACAAAAGCCAAAGAAGAAGATTTTTTAAAAGACGACAATCTTGGGCCAGTACTTGGTGACAAATGTGTTGAAAACTTGGGCGTGTACTTTCACGACATTTGTGGTTTGGCTGAAAAACACTTTGGGAAAAAATGGCAAGAAAATGCCTACTGCGACATGATGGACGAGTGCAACTCGGTTATGGGTTTGATAGAAGCATTGTCTTGCAAGAATGTGGGCATTGAAGCGCTACCACAACGAAAGATGAACAAGGGTGCAATGAGGCGAGGAGCGCTACCCTTTAATGACTATCACGTCTTGACGGTTACAGGTCAATCAAAGTCTGCCAATGGGTCTGGTGACGCACATCATAGATCACCCAGAGAGCACTTGCGCCGTGGACATATTCGCAGGCTACCAACAGGCAACACTTGGGTGAACTCTACAGTCGTGAACGCTGGTATTGGTTCAAAGATCATTAAAACTTACGCATTGGAAACACAATGAATTTACAAGACGAGCTGTGGTTTGACACCAGTAAAGGTCGCATTGGCATCTTGATGGTGCTTGATTGGCACACAGAACAGCTTCACTACATCATGGGCATAGCCAGTGGCATGAACGACAACGTAGACATCAACCACATCTACAGTGGTGGGACGCACCTTCCTGACTACATTGGAGCCTGCTTTTTCTTCGGAGACTGGGAGTGATCACCATGGCAACAAACAAAGAATACGAAGAATGGAAAAAAGACCCTGTGTTACAGCAGGAATACGCTCAATATTTACTCGAGGAAGCACAAAAAACAGACCCAAAATCAATTGACTTTATCAACCAATTTACTAGCAAATTTAACGAAATCTTTAAGGAAAAATCATGAGCTTTTTTGTAGAAAACACAGCACCAATAGGCGACTTTAAACCCGTACCCGCAGGTCTTCACCTTGCACGTTGCTATCGCATCATTGACTTGGGCACCCAGCGTACTGAGTTTGATGGTCAAGAAAAACACCAACGCAAGATCATGCTTGGTTGGGAGCTCCACGGCAAAGACGACGAGGGAGAAGAGCTTGTCACAGAGCGTGGCGACCCCCTAGCGATCTTCAAGAACTATACGCTGAGCTGGTCAGAGAAGGCTAACCTTCGCATTGACCTACAGAATTGGCGTAACAAGCCCTTCACAGACACGGAGATGCGTCGCTTTGACATCCAAAGCATTCTTGGTGCGTGGTGCATGTTGACGGTGATACCGAGACCCGGCAAAAACGGCAAGATGTACTCCAACGTCAAGGGCGTAGCCCCCGTTCCTTCGGTCATCAAGT